CCACCAACACACCAACCCAACCGCACAGGCAGGCCACGGGGTAGGGGGGTGCTACCCTGACGGTCCACAAGACAGTCACCAACCCCGCGCCTGCCTTCTTTTTCACCGCCGCGAAATTCAAAGGCCGCCCAAACAGGGCGACCAGCAAGGAAAAGCAAATGCCAGCAGGAAGGCCACCAGTCCCAACCGAACGCAAACGCGCAAGGGGCAACCCCGGCAAACGTGCGCTACCCGATCCAACAAAAACGGTTGCGCTTGAAATGGCCGAGGAAATCCCGACACCGCTTCGACCGCTGGCAACTGCCGGCATGGATTTTTGGGTGCGCATTTGGGAAGCAGCCCGGCAATGGGTTAGCCCAACCACAGACGTAGAACTTGTCATGTTGGTTGCCGAGCAGGTAGATGAACGTGTTTCGTTACGTCAGCGGGTTATTGCGAATAACGACCCGGCTGAACGTCGGGCTTTGCGTGATTTGGAAAAGCAGTTGGTTAGTAATCTGTCTCTTTTAGGGTTTACGCCTACTGACCGTTCCCGGTTGGGTTTGGCTGAAGTGAAAGCGGCTACGAAGTTGGAACAGTTAAGGGCGGCACGCAATGGCGGTTAAAGGTTGGCCCCCGAAATGGCTTACTGCTGATGTTGCAGAAGATGGTTTTAGTCGTGGTGACGAGTGTTTGGAATTCATTAACACGTACTGCCGGATTACGAAAACTTCTGTTGGCGGTCGCGCCGGCGAGTTGATTAGGACGAGGCCGTGGCAGGATCAGTTGGTGCGGGCGTTACTTTTGGAAACTGACGAAGGGAAGTTGCAGCATCGTCAGGCACTTATTGGCGTTGCCCGCAAAAACGGCAAGTCTGGTTTGGGGTCTGGTATTGCGTTGTGGTCTTTGTTTTGCGGTGAAGATGGCGGCGAAGTGTATTCGTGTGCCGGCACTCGCGAGCAGGCCCGCATTGTTTTTGCTGAAGCAAAAAAAATGGTGGAACTTGACCCTGAACTTTCTTCACTTGCGAAGGTGTTCCGGGACGCTATTGAAATTCCGTCTACCGGTTCGGTCTATCGGGTTTTGTCATCTGAAGCGGGCGCATCTGAAGGTCTAAACCCTACTTTGACAATGTTTGACGAAGTTCATGTGCAGCCTGACGACGAACTTTGGAACGTGTTGGCTTTGGGTACTGGCGCACGCCATGAACCTTTACATATTGGCATTACGACTGCCGGGGCGAAAACGAACACGCACGGGGGCGACAGTTTTTGCTATTGGCTTTACCAGTACGGTTGCAAGGTGGCTAGTGGCGAAATTGAAGACAACGCTTTTTTCTTTTCTTGGTGGGAACCTGTTTTGGGGGCTGAAGCGGATCATTCAGACCCGCAGGTGTGGGCAGAAGCCAACCCGGGCTTGGGTGACCTTAATTCTTTAGAAGATTTTGAATCTGCTTTGAAACGCACGCAAGAAGCCGAATTTAGAACGAAACGCACAAATGTTTGGGTGACTTCTTCGACTACTGCTTTACCTAACGGCAAGTGGGAACAGTTAGCGGACGCTGACCGAGTGGTGGAAGATGGCAGCACGGTTGTGCTGATGGCTGACGGGTCTTGGTCTGGTGACAGTACCGCCATTGTTGGTTACACGGTTGAAGAAGTGCCGCATTTGTTTGTGGTTGGTTTGTGGGAAAAACCCGAAGATGGTTTTAACGAATGGCGGGTGCCTATTTCTGATGTTGAAACTGCCATTTTGGAAGCAGCGAAAAAGTGGCGTTGTGTCGAAATTTCAATGGATCCGTACCGCTGGCAGCGGTCCATTCAACAGTTAGAAGATAACGGTTTGCCGATGATGGAATTTCCGATGGGGTCGGTTAGCCGTATGGTGTCTGCTTGGAAATCGTTTTATGATGCAGTTTTAGATAGTAAGTTTACGCATGATGGCAGCCCGGCTTTAGCACGCCATGTTGCCAACATGGTTCTAAAAATTGACGCTAAAGGCGCACGACCTACGAAGGAAACTAGAGTGAGTAATAGACACATTGATTTGGGCATTTGTGCGGTTGCAGGTTATGACCGTGCAATGTTTCATTTGAACGGCGGCAATAAGCAGCCTGAACCGTTTGTGTTTTTCGCATGAGGGCGGCGGTTGGTCTCACCGTTTTAGGCTTTGTGTGTTTTACTGTTGGGCTAGCACTATCGCCTTTACCGTGGCTTGCTTTCTGTTTGCCCGGTGCCGCTCTCGTCTTAATCGGTCTCTTGAAAGATTCGTAGCCAATGCGTTTAATAGATCGCCTGTTAGCACCCACGAAAAGCGAAGAACGCCAATACGCGAACGCTTTAACTTTTGAAGACGTTTTAACCATGTTTTCGTTTAACGGGAACATTTATCAGGGGATCAGTTCGCCTTTACGTTCGCCGGGCGTTGCAGTAAACGCTAACTTTCCCGGTTTCGTAAATGGTGTTTACAATTCTAGCGGTGTTGTTTCTGCTGCTATTACTGCACGGGCGTTGCTGGTTTCGCAGTTGCGGTTCCAATGGCGCAGTTTGATTTCCGGCGAGAATGGCAGATTGTTTGGTAACGCTGAACTTTCTATTTTGGAACGTCCCGGCGATTTAACCCGCCCTGAACTTTTATATGCCGCTGAACTGCATAACAGTTTGGCCGGCAACGCTTTCTTTTACCGCAACGGCAACCAGTTGCGTCTTTTACGTCCCGATTGGGTAACTATTGTTTTTGGTTCTAATACTGACGACACAGACCCTACTTCACAGTTAGATGTGGAACTTTTAGGGTACGCCTATAAACCGGGCGGCCATTCTTCACAATCCGAACCGATCTTTTTAACAACTTCTGAAGTTGCACATTGGAAACCTGAACCTGACCCCATTTTTTGGTGGCGTGGCCAGTCTTGGATTGGTTCGGTTTTGGACGAAATTAAAACTGACCGGCAAGCAACCGAATTTAAGTCAAAGTTTTTTGCTAACGCAGCAACACCGCAACTGATTGTTTCGTTTGATCCGAATGTGACGCAGCAGCAAGCAAGTGATATGGCGAAAGCGATTCATGACCGTTCGGAAGGTGCAGCGAACGCATACAAAACTTTGGTTTTGGGTGGCGGTGCTGACGTGACTGTGGCCGGTTCCAATTTGCAACAGTTGGATTTGAAGAACACTCAAGGCGTAGATGAAACACGAATTGCTTTACGTTCGCGAGTGCCGGCAACTGTGTTGGGCATTTCTGAAGGTTTAGCCGGTTCTGCTTTGAACGCCGGCAATTACGGTCAAACTCGTCGTATGTGGGCTGATGCTTGGTTTACGCCTACTGCCCAAAATTTGTGTGCTGCTTTGGAACGTCTTTTAACTTTGCCGGGGCCGGCAGTTGAATTGTCTTACGATCCGGCGCAAATCATGTTTTTGCAGGAAGATCGAAAAGACGAGGCTGACATTAACGCTACGAAAGCGCAAACTGCACGGCAACTTATTGATGGCGGTTTTGAACCTACTTCGGTTGTGCAATTTATTACGAATGGTGATCCTTCGGTGCTTACGCATACCGGCAATGTTTCTGTTCAGTTGCAGCCTGTTGGCGAAAATGGCACACCGGCAGAAGGCGGTGCGTGATGCCTTACGAAATTAAAAATGATGCTGAAGGCTGTGATGGTTTCGCAGTTGTGAAAACTGAAGGCGGCGCGATTGTTCCCGGTGGCTGCCATTCGACACAAGCGGAAGCGCAAGCACATTTAACTGCTTTGAACATTGCAGAATATGGCGACGAAGAAGGCCGCGCTGAATCGTTTTCACCTAACGACGGCATGAAAGAAGAAGCGCAACGTGGTTTGGATTGGCGCAGAGAATTTGGGCGTGGTGGTACTGCGGTTGGTATTGCACGCGCTCGCGACATAGTAAACGGCAAACAGTTGCCCTTAACAACGGTAAAACGCATGAAAGCATTTTTTGATCGTCACCAATCAGACGCAGACGCTGAAGGTTTCCGACCCGGCGAAGACGGCTACCCAAGCAACGGACGCATTGCCCATGCCCTTTGGGGTGGCGATGCCGGCTACGCATGGGCCAAACGTATTGTTGCCGCTAACGACGAGCGTTCGGTAGATACTGACTATGAAGTTACGCCTGTGCAAGAAATCATTTATGAAAAGTTAGAAGAAATTGTTGAAATTGCCGGCAAGTTTGACAAAGGCATTGGCGCACATGGCGCGCATTACATTGATGCAGAAAACAATGCTTTTGCTGAAGAAGGCTTAATTTGCAGCAACTGTATTTTCTTTGTTGGTGGTCGTGGTTGTGAAATTGTGGCCGGCGACATTGACCCGAACGCAATTTGTAAGTATTGGCAAATCCCGGAAACGCTTTTATCGTTACCCGCAACAGAAACTATTGATATTGAGGTTGAAGAACCTATGGAAGAAGAACTGCCTGTTGAAATGGAATCTGCCCGCAGTAAGCAAAGCCGCCCGGTTGAATTTCGGTCGGTTCCTTTTGAAATGCGAAGCGCAGAAGACACCGGCGACGGCCTAACCATGTCAGGTTACGCAGCCGTCTTTAACCGTTCCACAATGATTGACAACTATGAAGGCCGTTTTGAAGAACGGATTCGCAAAGGCGCATTTGCCCGCACGATTAATGCCCGTATGCCTGTTCTGCAATTTGAACATGGCCGCCACCCGCTTTTAGGTTCAATGCCTTTAGGCACAATCACAAAACTACGCGAAGACGACTATGGCCTTTACGTTGAAGCACGTTTAGCGGACAACTGGCTCATTGAGCCTGTGCGCGACGCTATCGCTTCCGGCGCTATTGATGGAATGTCTTTTCGATTTAACGTCATTAAAGAATCTGTAGATGAAAGCGGAGACATTCCGGTGCGCACTTTGGAAGAAGTGCGCCTGTTGGAATTAGGCCCGGTTGTTTTCCCGGCCTATGATGCAACCAGCGTTGGTGTTCGGTCCGCTGACCTTGCACCACTATTGAATCTTCCCGACGCTGACCGCGCAGCCATTGCGCGGACCTTAATTCTTGGCACTCTAACCGAACCCGCCAATGGCACTTCGGAAGGAACCGCTGAAAATAAACCAAACGCGACACCTACTCACTTTGGTTTAACTGACAATGAAAGAAGCGCAATTTTGCGCGAAATAGAAGGGGTGTTCTAATGGACATTCAAGAAACCCGCGATGGTGTCGCTTACGTTAAGGCTGCACTTCGCGAATTACACGAACAGGCCGAAGGCCGTTCGTTCACCGAAGAAGAACAAACCAATTGGGAAGCAGGCGTGGAATTTGTACGCGCCACAGAAGCCGAAATTGCTGCCGTTGAAGAACGCCGCAACTTGGTTGCTGAATTTGCCCCCGTTGCAAAAGAAACAGGAGATGGAGCCGTGGCCCCAATCAATGTAAACGTGCGCACCGCTAGCGATGCGTTCGACCATTCAACGCTTTCTTCAAGCACCGGCGAAGAGATTCGTAGCCGTGCGCTTGACGTAATCGAAAAGCACTTGCCGGCCTATGTGGACGACAACGCACGCCAAAACGCAACCGTTATGCTCGAAAAGCGCAGCGGAGATTCTGACGTAATCGCACGCCACATTGTGCGCACTTCGTCACCGGAATACTTGCGTGCGTTTGAAGATTACGTTTCGGCACCGCAAGCCGGTATGCCGCGTATTCTCACCAACGCAGAAGCACGCACCGCAATGTCACTCACCGCTGCCAATGGTGGCGTGTTAGTGCCGCAGTTCCTTGACCCGACCATCATTCTTACCAATGCTGGTTCGGCCAATGACGTTCGTCGCATCGCGTCGGTTACGTCAATTACGACCGATCAATGGGACGGTGTAACTTCAGCCGGTGTTACCGCTGAATGGCTTGCAGAAGGCACAGAAGCCGCAGACGCAACGCCCACCTTCAGCGGCCCAACCATTAACGTGCATAAGGCTGCCGCGTTCCTGTTCGGCTCATACGAAGTTATTGCTGACTCTGGCTTTAGCGAAGTTGGCGCACTTATCGCTGACGCACGCGATCGCTTAGAAGAAGCAGCGCATGTGAACGGAACTGGCGTTGGACAACCATACGGCCTTATTACTCGCCTTTCAGGTACTGGCCCGGTTGTCAATGGCACTTCAGGCGCAGCAGGCGCAGCAGACATTGTGGCTGCTGACGTTTACGCGCTTGACAATGCGCTTGGCCCCCGTTGGCGTCGCAACGCATCGTTCTTGGCCGCTAAGAAGGTCTACAACGATTTGCGTTCAGTCACCGACACCCGCAACAACTTCTGGGCCGATTTTGGTGGCGGTATGCCCGCTCAATTAATCGGTTACAACACCTACATGAATGAGAGCATGGACACCACCGTGGTTTCCGGTTCTAACGACTTTGTTTTGGTCTTAGGCGACTTTGCCCAATACAAGATTGTGGACCGTGTAGGCGTCGAAATCATGTACGAACCGATGGTGAAGGGTGCGAACCAACGCCCAACCGGTCAAGCCGGCTGGTTTGCCTTCTGGCGTACAGGTGCTGACGTTCTCACCAGCAACGCCTTTAAGGTGTTGAAGGTCTGACGTTAGACCCAACTTTTGAACTGCGCCCGGTTTGCGTCGGGGCTTCCGGGCGCAGTTCACCCCGACATTAAAACCCCGACGAAACCCCGATAGGAGAAACCTAAAAATGGCAGGCAAAACGAAAGTTGCTATAGGTATCGTGTATGGCAACTTTGAACCCGATTTTGTGTTTTCGCTTTTGGCGTTAAAATCTTGGGATCAAAAAAACCGGCAACTGTTAGACCACGAAGGTTGGGTAATCGCCCAGCAAGGCACAAATTTGCCGCAGCAACGCAACACAATTGTGAAAGCGTTTTTAGAATCAAAAGCCGAATGGCTTTGGTTTATTGATACAGACCAGCGTTTCCGGTATGACATTTTGGACCGCATGGTGGATTCTGCCGACAAACAGCAACGCCCTATTCTTTCCGGTTTAGTCATGGCAGAAAAAACCGCGCCTTTCTATCGCATCGTCCCGGCGTGTATGGGGTTTGAATCGTTAGACCCAATCACGCCACGCGAATATCGCACAATCCCAAACGAACGTCATTGGACTGTTGGCGCAGTCGGTTCAGGCTGCCTACTAGTTCACCGTTCCGTTTACGAAAAGATGGCTGACGTTCACAAGGCAGACGCGCAACCTTTTTACAAATATGCGCAATGGGAATTTACTAACCCGGATACTGGCGAAACTGTCCCAGACATTATGGGAGAAGACTACGTTTTTAGTTTGCGGGCGCAGGCACTCGGTTTTCCTTGCGTTGTAGATACAACGATTGAAGCCGGCCACATTAAAAAACGAACTTTGACTACGAAAGATTTTTGGCCGCAAATTTCACCAGACCAAATACCAGTCAAAAACTTTGTGGTTATTCCAATGAAAGACAAGGTCCGTTTGACTCGCAAATTGGTTGCAGATTTGGTTGCACAAAATCAAACTGACGCAATACTAATTTTGGACAACGGTTCTAAACAGCCTGAAACTATCAAATGGTTGCGTGAACAAACAGATGCCGAAGTGGTGAACGCTGCCGGGCTAAATATCCATGAAATGTGGAACGCCGGCATTGCGTGGGCGAAAGCGCAACACCCCCGCTACAACCTTGCCATCTTAAACAATGACCTTAAAATCGGTGCCAATTTTATTGACGGCCTCGCAGACGCTTTACGCACAGACGAACAAATGGCAGCCATCTGCCCGAACTATGACGACCGGGAATCTGTCGAAGAAGTGGTGCAGTTGCATGGTATTTGCGCCGGTCGTTATGACGGCAGCGGCGGTTTAGCCGGCTTTGCGTTTATGGTGAAATCAGAATGGTTTGATTCTGGCTGGCGTTTCCCGACAGATTGCCAATGGTGGTTTGGTGATAACGATTTTGCTTTGTCGGTAGATATGTCGGGCGGCTGGTACGGTATGGCTACTGGCGTAAAAGTTGAGCATTTGGACGGTGGCGGCCAAACAGGTAAATGGGACGATCCGCAGATGCAAAAGATTTTGGCGCAAGACAAAGCCGCGTTTACTCGCAAATGGTCACGCTATGGGGTGGCAATCCAATGAAAGTTGCTTTGATTGTTATTACTGA